CTGAAGAAAAAGCCAAACTTGAAAGACTAGTAAAAGAAGGTGTAACTGTACTGCAAGAAGTTGAAGATCTACAAGGCGGCTTAAAAGAAACTGTCAAAGCAGTTGCAGAAGAACTAAATGTCAAACCCAGCCTAATTAATAAAGCCATTCGTATTGCTAAGAATCGTGATTGGGGTCGTGTTGCAGATGCACACGGAGATCTCGAAACTATCATTGCCACTCTTGGCTACGATGCAGATGAATGATGTAATTCGCAAAGACATTTTAGGAACCGCTATTAAGGTGGGCGACATTGTTGCTTACCCTGATCACAATAACATGCGAATTGAGCCTACAAAAATCAATCCCAAAATGATCAATGTTGTGGCTATAGGCAGGCGTGTTCCTGATAGAAAATATCCCACAGATCTATTAGTAGTTGATGATCCTAAAATTGCAATGTATCTATTACAACACACTAAGTAAAAAAGAGTCGTTCACTTTAAGAACAAGAACAACGGTATGCAGGCCATAAACTGCTAGGAGAATATATGCCATACGTAGATGGTTACTTTGATCGCGATCAAGATGTTATTAGAGTTGTAGAGCGCAAAGATGGAAAGCGTTATTTCCAAGAGTATCAAGCAAAATACACATTTTATTATGAAGATCCCAAAGGAAAATACAAAAGTATTTTTGGAGATCAACTGAGTCGTATTGTGTGCAAGAACACAAAGGACTATCGCAAAGAACTTGCAATTAACAAAAACAAAACTTTATTTGAATCAGACATCAATCCAATCTTTCAGTGCTTGAGTGAAAATTATATCAATCAAGACGCTCCTAAACTAAATGTTGTATTTTGGGACATCGAAACTGACTTTGATCCAGAACGTGGGTTCGCTCCTATTGATGACCCTTTCATGCCTATTACTGCTATTACAGTGTACCTACAATGGCTAGATGCACTGATTACAGTTGCTATGCCGCCCAAAGGATTACCACTAGAAGAAGCACAAGCCATGTGCAAGGAACGATGGGGAGATAATTGTATACTATTTCCCAACAACGAAAAGGGCGAAGGCGAAATGCTGAGTATGTTTTTGGATCTCATTGAGGATGCAGATATTCACAGCGGATGGAACAGCGAAGGATACGATGTTCCGTACACAGTTAATCGTATCAAGCGTGTACTAAGCAGCGACGACACTCGTAGATTTTGTCTTTGGGGACAAAAACCCAAGAAGCGAGAGTACGAAAAATTTGGAAAGATGAGCGAAACGTACGACACTATCGGTCGTGTGCATATGGATTATCTTAATTTGTATCGCAAGTATACATACGAAGAACGCCATACTTATCGACTGGATGCCATTGGTGAAATGGAAGTAGGAGAAAATAAAACTCCTTACGAAGGCACACTTGATCAGTTGTACAACAACGACTTTGAAAAGTTCATTGAATACAACAGGCAGGACGTTGCACTACTTGATAAAATCGATAAGAAGCTCAAGTTTATTGATCTAGCAAACGTGCTTGCACATGAAAATACTGTTTTGTTGCAAACAACTGCCGGGGCTGTCGCACTTACAGAACAAGCTATTATCAACGAAGCACATCGTCGAGGCATGCAAGTTCCTAATAGAAAAAATCATGAAGGAAATACACAAGCTGCTGGTGCATATGTTGCCTTTCCAAAAAAAGGCGTGCATGAATGGGTAGGCTCAATGGACTTAAACAGTCTATATCCGAGCGTTATCCGCAGCATGAATATGGCACCAGAAAGTATTATTGGACAAATTCGACTAGACATTAGTGACCAGCGAATTCACGAAGATATGACACTAAAGAAAAAGTCGTTTGCAGGCAGTTGGGAAGGCCGATTTGCCACTGAAGAATACGAAGTAGTCATGGCTCAAAGAAAAGATGTCATGCTGATGATCGACTGGGAAGATGGACGTAGCGATGCGCTTAGTGGTGCAGAAGTTCATAAGATGATCTTTGACAGCCACATGCCCTGGATGCTCAGTGCCAACGGTACAATCTTTACACACGAGTTTGAAGCAGTTATTCCGGGATTGCTCAAGCGATGGTATGCGGAACGTAAAGATCTGCAGAAGATGCTTAAAAAAGCCAAAGATGCAAAGAACGCCGCAGAAGAAGAATACTGGGACAAGCGTCAGTTGGTTAAAAAGATTAACTTGAACAGTTTGTATGGTGCTATTCTCAACCCAGGATGTAGATTCTTTGACAAACGTATTGGGCAATCAACTACACTTAGTGGCAGACAGATCGTTAAGCATATGAGTGCGGAAGTGAATAAAATCATCACAGGCGAATATGATCATGTGGGCAAAGCTGTTATATATGGCGATACTGATTCGGTGTACTTTAGTGCATGGCCGATGTTAAAAGACGATGTTGCAGCAGGAAATATTCCCTGGAGCAAAGAAAATGCAATACAATTATATGACCAAATTGCAGAACAAGCAAATACTACGTTTCCAGACTTTATGGCACAAGCATTCCATTGTCCTAAAACTCGTAGTGATGTAATCGCAGCTGGACGTGAAATTATTGCAGAAACAGGATTGTTTATAACTAAAAAGCGGTATGCAGCACTTGTTATTGACATTGAAGGATTCAGAACCGATGTGGACGGCAAGCCAGGCAAAGTAAAAGCCATGGGTCTTGATCTCAAGCGTTCAGATACTCCTGTATTCATGCAAGAATTTCTCAGCAAATTGCTTATGATGGTTCTTCTTAAAGAGGATGAAAAGGTTATTCTTGATAGCATTTCCCAATTCCGCAAAGAATTTAAAGATCGTCCAGGATTCGAAAAAGGATCACCCAAGCGTGCAAATAAAATTGGTTATTATCAACGGCTCGAAGAGAAGCAAGGCAAGGCAAATATGCCCGGGCATGTAAGAGCTAGTATTAATTGGAATACTCTCAAACGTATGAATGGCGACAGATACAGTCAGGAGATTGTAGACGGTATGAAAGTTATTGTTTGTAAAGTTAAAGCTAACCCACTTGGATACACCAGTGTTGCTTACCCAACTGACGAACTGCGTATTCCGGAATGGTTCAAAGAACTGCCGTTTGACAGCGAAGCTATGGAAGAAACTATTATTGATAACAAGCTCGACAACTTAATCGGAGTGCTTGATTACGATCTCGAAAGTACTAAACAAAAAACAACCTTCAATACATTATTTGATTGGGGTTGACAAATGAAAATTACAATGTTATTCTTGACATATCGGAGAAATTTATGAGAACAGGCATAGTGTTCAGTGCATTTGATTTATTACACGCAGGCCATATCGGTATGTTGCGTGAAGCAAAGGCCAACTGCAATTATCTTATTGTAGGATTGCAAACAGACCCTACAATAGATCGTCCAGTAGAAAAAAACAAACCAGTGCAAACGTTGGTTGAACGCTATGCACAACTCAACGCACTAAAGTTTGTAGATGAAATTGTTCCTTACCAAACAGAACAGGATGTTGTAGACATACTGGAATTGTTTCAAATCGACGTAAGATTTTTAGGTGAGGAATACCGAGAAAAAGAATTTACAGGCAAAGATGTCTGTAGGAAACGTGGTATAGAATTACATTTTAACAAACGCGATCACAGGTTTAGTACAAGTGACTTGAGACGGCGTGTAGCAGAAAGCGAAAATAAATGAGCAAAGCGTTTTGGGAAGGTTTTAGAGAAGGATACTTGAAGACATCTGTTTTCATATTGCCTTGGGTATTGTTTGCTATTGTTGTGTGGGTGTTGGCAACGTATTCTCATCCTTACGAAGAATGTAAGCGTATGTATGACACACAGGAAGATGTTTCAGAATGTATTTGGATCAAGGAGAATCCGTGATGAATAAATTTATATTTGACGTAGACGGAACACTAACACCAAGCAGACAAACTATCGATCCCGAGTTTAAAAAATTCTTCTTAGAGTTTTGTATCGCTAACGAAGTTTATCTTGTAACTGGCAGTGATTATCCCAAGACTCAAGAACAACTAGGTGACAATCTACTGAGGTGGCCTATTTTTGTTTACGCTTGCTCAGGCAATGATGTTTGGGCCAAGGGCGAACGTATTAGAACCAAGGAATGGACGCTGCCTGACGAGTCGCGTGATCTACTACACAGTTGGTTACAAGTCAGTAAGTTTCCTTTAAGAACTGGTATACATTTTGAAGACAGACCTGGTGTGTGTAATTTTAGCATAGTAGGACGCAATGCTACACTGGGCGAACGTAATCTGTATGTTGCACACGATCAAGATCACAGAGAACGTGAAACTATTGCACTGCAATTCAACAGCCTCTATGGCAACGCCATTACTGCTAATATAGGCGGCGATACAGGAATTGATCTTTATCCTGTGGGGTGGGACAAGTCACAAATACTTGATGATTTTGATCCCACAGATCGCATCTACTTCTTTGGAGACAAAATGGACGTGGGTGGTAACGATTATCCATTGAAAGCTGCAAACACCAGAGGACACAACTACACAGTAAAAAACTGGCGCGACACTTGGGAACGCTTGCATTATTTGCAAGAAGCAAGGTTAGCCGAATGAAAATGCTTGACAATCAAGCACTTATAACTTATTATTAATATAACCATTGGAGGAACACATGAAAGACATTCTACAAGACATTGTATCGCATACACACTCGCTAGGCTTTATTACAACTCTTAAAGTTACAGCAGAAACAGACACCAACATCGAAAGCATGGCAGACGATCGCAGTGTTATTATGACAGCAACTACACACACCCCAGTCGAGGAGTTTATCGGTACATTCGGTATGCCTGACTTGGGCAAGCTTGCTTATCACTTGAAAAATCCAGAGTATCGCGATGGTGCTAAGATTGAAGTTGTTCAAGCAGAACGCAACGGAGAAACTATTCCAACACACATGCATTTTGAAAATGCAGGCGGTGATTTCCAAAATGATTATCGCTTTATGAACAAAGCAATCATTGAAGAAAAACTTAAGAGTGTTAAGTTCAAAGGCAATAGCTGGGATGTAGAAATTACTCCAAGTATGGCGGCTATTCAGCGTATGAAACTTATGGCAGGAGCTCATAGTGAAGAAACTGTTTTTCAAGTCAAAACAGAAGACGGCGATCTTAACTTTTACTTTGGTGACTTGAACACACACGCTGGTAAGTTTACCTTCCAACACGACATTGAAGGAAAACTAACACACACCTGGGCATGGCCAGTAGCACAAACTATTGCTATCTTGAACTTGGATGGTGATAAGACTGTAAGTATTACAGATCAGGGCGCTATGAAAATTAGCGTTGATTCAGGCATGGCCAAGTATGACTATATCCTCCCGGCGCAACAAAAATAATGAATACTAACTTAACTGAATCACAAAACGATTATGCGTTTTTCTTACCCAGTATCAGTGGATTCTATGCTACTTTTATTGGGAAGCAACGTTATAGTGAGTATGTTGATCCAGCAAGGGTTCCGGCAGGTATTGGTACTGTAGAAGCAATGAACTTCCTTAACTCTAAAGAAGGAGTGTTCCACTATAAGTGGGCTCTCTATTCTGCTGGACACGCAGAGCTAGATGTAAACAAGTTTAGCGAAAAAGAAGATATGCTTCGCAACCGTGACAGAGATAACTCATGGTTGCTAGGCGACTCGGGTGGGTTCCAGATTGCCAAAGGTCTTTGGCCAGGCAACTGGACTGATCCTAACTGTCCACTTGCTGCTAAAAAGCGTGAATTGGTTGTGAACTGGATGGAAGCTTACATGGACTACGGAATGATGTTGGACATTCCAACATGGACATTCCAAGATCCTAAAGCAGCAAAAGCAGCTGGCATTCACAGCTATCAAGATGCTGTAGATGCCACGCACATCAATGCAAAGTATTACATGGCCAATAGACGTGGTAACTTCAAAGTATTAAACGTACTACAAGGCAGCAATCATGCTGATGCAGACGGCTGGTACGAAGAATTTAAAGACTACTGCGATCCAGTAAAATACCCCGAAACACATTTTGACGGATGGGCAATGGGTGGACAGAACATGTGTGATGTACACTTGATTCTGCGCAGACTTGTACACATGATACACGACGGACTACTTGAGCAAGGCATACATGATGTAATGCATTTCCTTGGTACTAGTAAACTAGAGTGGGCTGTATTGCTCACTGACATCCAACGTGCTGTACGCAAGTATCATAATCCTAACTTTATGATCACATATGATTGTGCATCACCGTTCCTTGCTACAGCTAACGGACAGATTTATCACAGTATTCGTATTGAAGATCGTGGTAAGTGGAGTTACATGATGAGTCCCGGAGCAGATGCGCTAAAATATGCTACAGATACCCGCAAGTTTAAAGATGCTGTTATTACAGACCGTATACTAGATGCGTTTGAAGACTCTCCTATGAGTGTACACTATAACATGAATGATATTTGTATCTATGCCGAAGGCGATAAAAACAAAGTAGGTTCTCCTAAAATTAAAGCAGGCGACATTGATTTAGACAAGCACGGTAACCCTATATTAGACGAAGACGGTAACACAATTATTCGTAAGAAAGATAGTACTAGTTGGGACTCGTTCAGTTATGCGCTACAAATGGGACATAATGTTTGGATGCACATCGAAAGTACGCAACGTGCTAATAGAGAATACGATTCTGGCAAGTTTCCTTACATGTTGATTGATGAAAAGTGGGGTGTAAAGTTCAAAGAAGTTGTAGACGAAATCTTCAGTCTTAAAGATAGACAGAAAAGTCTAGACTTAATTGAGCAACATGATCGTTTCTGGATGCAAGTTATTGGTACTAGACTGAACATCGGTAAAAAGACTGTTAATGCTAGTACTAAATTCAATCAATTATTTGAGGAGAAATAAATGAGTAGTATAGATTCGCATCTAGAGCAACTGAAAAACAAACATCGCGAATTAGATAACCAAATTATTCAGCTATCTCAGAGCCCAGTAGCTCTTACTGAGGAAATTCGAAGACTTAAAACCAAAAAACTTTGGCTAAAGGACGAAATACATCGAATTGAAACACATAAAGAAGTGATGCCAAATGGACACTGAAAAGAAATCTTCGAAGCTTGTAGCACTAGAAATAGCAGTAGAAGAATTAGATAAAATCATTGACAGCATGAAGAAAAACAACTATAGTAAAGAACAAGTCAACGAGTTTGTTAAAAAGCGTTGGAATGTTTGGAACGAAATTTATCAGGTAAAAAAATCATGAAGCGTATATATGACCAAGGTACAGAAGAAGATGTACAATACTTTGTAGGAACTGAAGTTGAACATACGCCTGCTTACAATAAGAAAACCTTATTTGTGGTGGGCATTAAGAACTACGACGAAATTAAAACTATTGCAAACTTCAATGGATGCAACCATATTTATTGCGGTGCTAATATGAGTTTTAATGTAACAGACAACGTATCAGATCAGTGGGAACCTTGGGAAGCAATGATTTTTCCATTGCTCAAGGATGGGTTCTGGGTTACGCTTGACGTCGACGTGAGTCAAGTTGAAGGACTTTTGGAAACTGGCTTTATTGAACAAAACCGTTTTATTCCAATGATCAGTGTTAAACTTCCTTATATTGATCAGCTTGGATACAATGCTTGCTTAAAAATTGACGACAAAGACTTTGACGCAAGCAATCCTGGTGTATGGGTACACAAGGTGCACGATCTAAAAGATCGTGCAGTGTTTACTGATTGGTCTAAATATACCACTGACGAAATTATTTCTTGACACAATGCAGCAAGAGTTGTATCATAACTATATACTACGCAAAACAAAGGAGAGCCGTATGACAGAACCTACAAAAAGCATCTGGGTTACCTTTCGCAAAGAAGGTGTCCATTTATATCCAGCAGCAGCTACAGATCCTGCACTTGCTACCGGCGACGAATACGATGTTAGCTTCCTTGGTGTAGCACATCGACATATCTTCCACTTTAAAGTACGCATCGAAGTGTTTCACGACGATCGTGACATTGAATTCATCCAGTTCAAACGCTGGCTTGAAAAACTTTACAATGAAGATATTCTACAACTGAATCATAGGTCGTGCGAAATGATTTCAGACGAACTGCACACACAAATTTCTACAAGGTATCCGGGACGCTTTGTAGAAATTGAAATCGCTGAAGACGGCGAAAATGGCTCATTAACTTTTTATCCTTCAACAAAATAAATTAAGGAAAACTATGACTATTAACAATCATACAGTAAACAAAGTATTCAATGACCTCGAAGAGTTTCGTGACTACTGTACTACTGAAGTGGACCGCGTTGGCAATCCGTTGCCTTTTGACGAGGCAGACTTGTACAATGAAAAGTCTCGTATTTGGACTGCTTTCAAGAAGTGGCGCGGATGGCGTCGAGCAGTTGCTCGTGCTGAAAGAGAAGGTCGGCCGGTTACCAACAATCGGAAACGCTAATGCGTAGACTTTTTTATATGGGCCTTGAGCCATAATAAAGTCATCTTTACATAAATATATTTATGTATAGGAGACAACTGTTGTGGGATTAAGAACACATGGAAAAACAACTGCCGAGGTACTAACTGAAATTATTACAGTTCATGGATATAAATTTGATTATGATAAATTTGTGTACGTGAACTGCAATACTAAAGTAACATTAGGTTGTAAATTACACGGGTATTTTTCAAAATACCCCAATGATATAAAAAGAAAAAACGGAGGATGCCCTCGTTGTAAAAATAGTTGGAGTAAATCTCATCAAGAATTTTTATCTGAGCTACCAACACATATTTTTCCAAAAGAAAAATATAAAAATGCAAAAACTAAAATGTTATTTACATGTACCAACCACAATGAAAATTTTTCGTCAACTGCTAATTCTATACTTTCAGGACATATAAATTGTCCTGAATGTGTTACTGAAAAAATCATAGAATCAAAACTTTCCAATAGTAAAAGCATTACTGACCCTAATGAAAAATCAGACTTTGATTTATATAAAAGAGCAGTTTGGAGATATAGTAATAGAACATATAAGAAATATATGTTCGAAACAAAAAGAGATAGACAGAATCATTTAGATCATGTATTATCAATATTAGATGGATTTAATAATAAAATACCTCCCAATATAATGGGCAGTATACACAATTTAAGAATAATACCGGGTGTTGATAATCGTAAAAAAAGTTATAAAAGCGAACAAACACCCGAAGAGTTAATTAGGAAATACAATGAGCTTTAGAAAATTATTTTACTGCGGTTTAGAAAGTTATGAATCACGATACACACTTCAGTTGCAAGACTGGAGTGAACGTGCCTTTAAAAAGCGCGGTATTGATTATGTTGTTGTACCAGGCAAAACTATTGACAATACCAAAGCTATCAGTGTGGGCCAAGTACTAGATGCACACGGACGCAGCTATTTTAGCATGAGTCAAATGATGAATCTTGTGCAGATGATGCGTGAAGGCGAATGCACAGGTGAAGATGTTGTTTTCTTTGAAGACATGTTCCAGCCTGGTATTGAGAGTCTTCCATACATCATGGATCAGATTCCTGCTGATCAGCGTCCTAAAGTATGGGTACGCTGTCTTGCACAAGCTATAGATCCAGACGATTTTGTGCATGTTTGGGGTATGAGCAAGTGGATGAGCTTGTACGAGCAGCTTTGCAATCAGTTTGTTACAGGTGTGTTAGCAAGCAACGAAGAAATGGTTGCTAACATGAAGATTGCAAATTGGACTGCTTCGCTGTACAACATTAGCGGTCTTGCATTTAGCAAAGAAGAAGTACAAGAGCGTGTAGATTATATTAAACCTTGGAAGGACCGTGCCAATCGTGTGGTGTTTGCTGCAAGATGGGATCAAGAGAAACAACCTGATTTCTATATGGATCTTGCAGAACAATATGCAGGCACAGACATTGAGTTTGCAGTGTTGCAAGGCGGTCCATTGCGTTCAAACAATCCTAAATATATCGAACGTGCAAGAGCATTGGAAGCAGCAGGCAAGATTAGAATCTATGAAAATCTTAAAAAGAATGAGTATTACAACATTCTAAACGACAGTCGTGTGCTGTTTAACTGTGCGCTACAAGACTGGACCAGCAACACTGTTAGCGAAGCAGATGCACTAGGATGTAATGTGCTATTCCCAGCGTATCGCAGTTTCCCTGAAATCTTTAACAACGATCATACACGCTTGTATGTTCCTTGGAGCATCGAAGATGCAGCCGATAAACTAGACAATCTGCTGGATACTCAGCATACCCGCATTGGTGAGATTTCAGATTGGACTGACGGCACTATTGATCGTTATATTGACATCATGCAAGGCAACGGTGAACAGTGGAAACGTGATACTAATCGTTATAGGGACGAAGTAGCAAAAAGAAAGTACTAAATTATGTCAAATGTTGTAAGCATACACAAAGCATGGGCACCTAAATGTAATATGCCAGGATGCTGCACTCAGGTTAACTATCATACAAAAAAACGCAAAACTGATGGAAGTTGGAGTTATAAGTGGAAATCTTTCTGCGAGTATCATAGAACAAATGTAGTAGGCAAGTCTATGGTAGATGCTTTCAAAGCATCTCGAGGAGGTTGCGAAAGTCAAATACTTGGCTGGCCGTGTCCGGGTCATCATGGTGATCTAACTATTGACCACTATGACGGTAATAAGCACAACAACAATGAAGAAAACTTATTGGTTTTGTGTCCAAACTGCCATGCAAAAAAAACAAAACTATATGGCGACAATCGTGTGAGATATAGTAATATTGTTGCACTACCTCCTTCTTTATGGGACATTAACGTATGAAAGTATTAGTCACAGGAGCAACAGGTTATATTGGTAGTCATGTGTGTAAATTGCTAAAAGAACATGGCTATTATGTAGTTGCTTGGGATATTAATATACATGGCGAGTACAATGATATAGTCGCATACTGTGACGAGTTTGTAAATTACGACATAACTAAGTATGTACGAGGCGAGTATGATGCAGTTGTTCACCTCGCGGGGCGCAGTGTAGTACCCGATAGTTTACATGAACCAACAGAATACTACCGTGTAAACACAATGGGCACTGCAAATATTTTGGATAGAGTACAAACAGGCCATGTGCTGTTTGCTAGTACCAGCAGTGCTTGGGAAATGGCCAGCCCATATGCTCGCAGCAAGGTGGCAGCAGAAGATGTAATCAAAGAAAAAGCATCAGGATACACTATCTTTAGATTCTTTAATGTAAGTGGTACAGATGGTGTTAACCGCCAACTGGGTGCTCCTACACATCTTATTAGAGTTGCTGCTGAACACGCTGCTGGCAAAAGAGACAGCGTGGAAATATACGGCAACGACTATAATACCAAAGACGGCACCTGTATACGTGATTATATTCATGTTACTGATCTTGCAGATGCTATCGTAAAAGCAGTGGACAACGGTCCTACTAATACTCCTTACGAGTGCTTGGGAAGCAATACAGGGTACAGTGTACTGGACGTTCTCAATACTATGGAACAAGTGACTGGTAAAAAGTTAAATAGAATTGTGTCTCCTCGAAGACAAGGAGATGCAGTTGCAAGTGTAGTAGACCAAATAAGCAAATTTGTCACACTTAATAAAAGTATTGAAGATATGTGCTTGGATCAATACAAATTGGAGATTGGTAGAAATGGACAATGACGAAGAATATTTAATAGATATAACAGAAGTTTCTACTATTAACATTACTGCGCCTAATAATCTTAGCACAGGAGATATATGGTTAGACACCAGCACTATAAGTACAAATGCATATACCGATAGCTATGATTGGATAACGATTACCGGCGGCGACGGTACTATTAATCTCGACAGTATTACTATATCCAATCCTGTAGAGTTTGAGGACCAAATGCCCTCAGTTGCCAAGGTAGAAGATATGTGTAGAGATTACCCAGGGTTGGAGAAGGCTTACGAAAACTTCAAAACTATTTACAAAATGGTTGAGCAAGACTGGATCGGAAAACAAAAAGAAGATGAGTAACTGTGCAGCATTATATGCTCACACTAATATAAGGGGAGGCAATCGTGTCTTCCCTTGTTGTCGTTATAAGACTCCGATACAAACGTTTAACGGAGATGTAGCAGGTGTACTTCATACACAAGAATATCAAACTCTTAGAGACACGTGGACTATAGACAATTCTAATTGTGCTAAGTGTAAGCACGAAGAGAGCTTGGGTAAACCAAGTTTAAGACAATGGTTCAATGAACAATATAGCACAGACAAAGTCAAGTTAAGATACTTTGAAGTAGGGTTTGATAACATTTGTGATTTGACCTGTGACGGCTGCTGGGAAGAATGGAGCAGTAGTTGGTGGGTCAAAAAGAATCCAAACTTACCACCCAAACAGGGCATTACCAGCACA